AGTACGCTGCTCGCGCTGGGTGTCGGCAAACTCGATAGCCTGCAGGGACTCGGACGCAACCAGCGTCGTTTTCACGGGGCTGATAGCGTCGGCAGCCGGCCCTGTGCCCCGGATGATGCCCCCGATCCGGTTGGACAGCATGTCCTCGATGTTCACCTGCGCGGACATGTTGACGTAGGTGCGCGGGTTGTTCGCCAGGAAGATCGAATCGACGAACTGCCGGGTAAGGGCCGTCTTCAGCCGCTGGGATTCAGCGGCAATGTCGGCATAACCCAGGCCAATGACACGGTGCGGGACCGGAATCGGCGTCCACACGGCGTAGTTGTGGCAATCGGCCTCTTCGTTTTCCAGGATGGCGTTGCCACCCACCAATACGCGGCGGTACTCGGCCACGCCGTCGCCGTTGTAGTCGACTTTCATGAAGCCGCGGAACAGGTGGACCTCTTCCAGGGCCGGGTCAACCGCGTCATCCTCGTAAAGATAGCCCTCGCCATCGTTGCGAACGTCGTCCAGCGTCTCGAGCTGGCCTGTGCCGATGTCGTAGGACGTGACATCGGCCGCGGCCTGCTTGCTGATGCCCATTTCGATCAGGTCGGACCGCGTGTACTCGACGATCTCCCCGACGACCTTGGACGCCTCCAGGCTCTCAGCGCCGCGCGAGACAATGAAATTCTCCGGCTTGACGTTCTCGATCTTCACCCGGCCCGGCATCTGGCGCAGGATCACCACGTCATGCAGCATCGGCGGCTGGGGGACCATGCTGGGGTCCACCCCGGGCGGAACCTCGGGCACCTCAACGCCGGGCATCAGATACGACTCGCGCTCCACGATCTGGATACGCGAGTCCTGCATCATCAGCGCAATCTGATCGTCCGTCAGCCCCTGGTATTCCTCGCGCTTGGGGTCGCACTTCACCCACTCAGCACGCACCACGCCGATTTTGGACAGCAGGCCATCCTTGACCCACGTATTGAACAGCAGGAAGCCCTTGTTCTGCCGCTTGATGATGTAGTTCGTGTAGTCCGTGGCCTGGTCGCAGAAATTCTCGTCGTTCGGCTCGCTCGGCTCGAATCGCCCTATGTCGTCGCCAGAGAAAAACGGCTCCAGCATCTCAGGCAGGACCGACTCCACGACCTCGAATACATCCAGGCTCTGCACCTGGGAGCGGCCTTCGACCTCGTTGCCCATAGGCAGGCCGAGGTAGAACGCTAGATTGCGCTCCTGCTCGTCGCGGACGGTCGAGACCTGCCAATTGGCGCTGTTCTGGATCTCGTGATCCAGTTGCGCGCGTAGCTGGTCATCGTGCATACGTGCCATTTAGACAATTCCCAGGGAGCCGTAGTTAAGCGGCTTCCATTCGTCGTTGGTCATCTGCTCAGCAGCCAAGCACAGGTAGCGGAACATGTCCGCCCCGTGCGAATGAGAGTCGTGCAATGGGGCGCCTGGCTCGCCAGTCGTCCGGTTGATGTTGCGCCGGTAGCGCTTGAGGTGTTCCAGCAGCAGCGGGATCCCCGCACCTTCCGAGTTGAAATACACGCGGGGGAATACCAGCCTGGCGTTGCGAATCCCCGCCTCTACGTCCACATTGGGGGTGGCCAACACCGTCCTCCCCTGGGCCTTCAGCACCTCGGCGTCTGACTTCCCCGTCTGGTGGCGCTTGGCGAATCCGTCATGGGGAAGGAAGTCCACGCCCCAGTTCCAGCGGCGCTCTTTGATCTCCGCTACGTAATCCGTAATCACCCGGTGCGAGCCCTCGATGTAATCCAGCAGCCGTATTTCGGATGCATGGCGCTGCACCAGGCCAATCGCCATCGCGTCGTTGAACCCCAGGTCCCACACCGTGTGGGCCTTCAGCATCGGGTCGTAGGGCAGTCTCACCACCCTAGCCGACACACCAGCCATTTCGTCGGCGTAGATGGCGCCCTCTACGGCGGGAAGGCACTCACCCTCCCAGATATGTGCGTACATCGCCGGCTTCATCGTCTTCTGCGCGTGCCGGCGCTCTTCCTCCAGTTCCGAGGGAAACCAGGGGTTATCGCTCCAGTTGATCTTGACGCTGATGGCTCGCTCTCGGGGCTCAACCTGATCCATCACGTAGATCGGGTCCGTCTCCAGCTCCGGGTTGTACGTTGCCCAGATCTCCGAGCCGTCCTTGCGGATGGTCGGGATCAGGATCCGCAGGCTACGCTCAGTGATCGAGTGCGCCTCTTCGATCCAAACGATGTCGCAGCCCTCAAACGACTTGATCGAATCTGCCGTCTGGTCCGACAGGCCACTGAAAAGGAACAGGGACCCGTTTCGGCCCCTGATCTCATCTCGCAGCACCTCGTAGAAACCTTCCAGCCCTAACGACTCCACCTGGTCGCTCAGCAGGCGGTGAACCGAGTCCTTGATGGACTTCTGTACCTCCCGGGTACACAGGATGCGCGTGGGCTTCTGTACCGCCCTCAGCAGCAGCGCCCTGGCGACCGCCCATGACTTGCCGCCGCCCCGGCCACCTCGCAGGAACTTGTAGCGCGACGGCTGGAATAAGCACTCCAGCTTGCGCGGGAACTCGATGCTCACTTGAACGTGACAGTCAGGTTCTGCTGTACGGGCTCGCCATCAGGCCCGGATATCTCGGTGCGCGCCAGCTTGGGCGCTGCGAACTCGGCCAGCTTCGCCAGCAGATCCAGCGCCTTCCCAGGGTCAGCCTTCTCCGGGTCGCCATCGCCATCGGCAACCCGCTCCAGCCAAACGCCCACATTGCCGGCGTTATCCTCGAGCAACTTGCGCACGGTGTCTCGGAATTCGCGGTTCACCTTGTTCGGCGTGCCCTTGACACGCCCGCCAGTCTTCTGGCGCTTTCTAGTGGCCTCTACAGTAGACATCCTCGACTCCCTCTCGGGTTGGTCGAACCCTCTTATGCGGCCTCGGCGAGCGTGTAGCCTTCGGGGATGACCGCCTTGCCGTCCGTGATGGTGCACTCGACCTCGACCAGCTCCGCACCCTCCAGGCCGTTCGATACGATGATGGTCGTGCCGTCAGGCAGGGCGGCCGAGTCCGGTGTACCCGTCTCGTGGTCCCAGACCTTCACCCAGCCAGACGATATCAGCGCGTAGATGTCGCCGGTCTCTTCGTCATGCGCCGTGCTGCCGACCATGGCGTCTGCCGTGCCGGTCAGGGCGCCCAGGCGAAAAGCGGGGGTATCGCTGGTGTTGATGATGTAAGCCATGTCGGCTCCTCGTGGTTGGTTCACCCATCCGACTACCCGACCCTGCGGGCTGGGCGATGCGGTCTCGCCGTACCAGCGTCCTGTGGCGACCCAGGGGAAACACGCGCCCGCTTACCCCCGGGCGCCACGCGCTGGCAACGTGAATGGTGGGGAGCAAAAGCAAAAGCCCCGGCGATCTCTCGCACGGGGCTTACGTTTCTTCAGGGCGAACTCGCCCCTCGACAATTGAAATTGTCCTAGGCTCGTGCAGGGGTTGCAACACCTTCCGTAGCGTTTTCGCCACTCGCTACGATCAGGCCTCGGCGGCGCAACTTGGGCAGCAGCGCCAGCTTCGCCTGCTGGTACGCCTCATGCTGCTGCTGGCCGTTCATGCGGGGGTTGCGGTACACCTGCTGGCGAGCCTCACGATTGGCGGTATGGATACCCACTGCGGCACGGTGCTGCCACGACAGTTCGTTGAGGCACACGTCAACCTGCTCCGCTTTGACAGCGGCTAGCCTGGCGTCTACCTCATCGGTATCAGAATGGACATCACCCGCTCGAGCCCCGCGGCAGTACGCCGACACGCGCGGCCCGCCCAGCGCCGGCCGGTAGGCCTTTGCCCAGCTGTACCAATCCATCAGCAGATCCTCAATCTGCGCGCTCTCATCCTGCGTCATGGTTGCCTCTCTGAATAACGACTCAATGCCCCGGGGTTCTTTCTGCGCCTGGCGCCTGCGGATCCCCTCCAGACGCTCATGCACCTCGGCAGGGTCGCCCATCGCCCACCGCGGCAACAGCTTGCTCACGCCAGCCTCTCGTATTCCCGGGTCGGCGGAACGCGGCTCACCAGGGCCTGCAGGGGCGGCTGTACCGCCGCACGCTCTGCCGCCGCCCTCAGCGCCGCCGACATGACGTAGGGGCGCCCGGTGGAAACGATCTCGTTGGCGCGTACCGTGCCGTCCGGACGATCCCCAAGCCATGCCCGAATGATCGACATGGGGTTACCTGTGTCCTCGTACTGCGGGCACAGCATGCGGATGGCGTCTGCGATGCCCTGGGGGTGCCGTCGATGCGTGTTCAGCACGACGCCACAATCCCTCAGGCGCGCCACGGCCGCACTGCGCATCATCTTCTCGGAGTCGGCTACTGTTCTGGGTAACGGCATGTCAGTCCTCGATCTCGTCAGGTGGAATGAGGCCGGCCTGGTCGTCCTCCCATTGCCGGCGATATGCGTCTAGTAGGAATAGGCCCGCTACGCATACCAGCAGGGCCAGGAATATCCCGGCGGCCGAAATGCCGACCAGAATCGCGGTGAGGATTTCCATCGCTTCACGCATGGGCGTCTCCAGCGGTGATCTCCACCAGGACGAATCCGCGGCGGTCCGCGTCGTGCGCGTCGTCGATGAGAATGGGGCGGAACAGGCTGTCATCCACACCCAGCGCTCCAGCTATCCCGTCCAAGTGCGGCTTGATGCAGGCCAGCAGGTTGTCAATGTCACGGCGTCGGCGATCAGGGCTGGCGAAGGTGATCCGCACCGGCATCCGACCACCCCGCGGCATGGCATTCCTTCCCAGCGCGGCCAGGGCGGCGTTTCGACCATCAGATAGGGCGCGGACCTTGGCGTCATGAACACCGCCCCAATGCCGGCCGTTCTTGCGGTTGGGCATCAGGCTCATGTCCGGCCACGGCAACGTGATGGTCAGTCGATCGAGGTTCATCCCTCAAACCCTCCCCTGCGCGGAGCCTGTTGCCGGTCGTCGCTGGGCATGCGGCCGGTGAAGTTGTCGAACCGCATGAAGTCTCCCAGGTACGACAGGGCAACCTTGCCGGTCTTCCCCTGCCGGTTTTTCATCACAAACAACTCAGCCATCCCCTTCCATTCCGTCTCGGGCTTGTCCTGCTCTTCCCGGTACAGGCCCAGCAGAATGTCGCTGTCCTGCTCGATCGAGCCACTATCCCGGAAGTCTGAGGACTTCGGGCGCGGATTCGGGCGCTTCTCGATGTCCCGCGAAAACTGGCTCAGTGCAAGGACGGCGATGTTCAGGGTCTTGGCCAGGATCTTGAGACCCTTGGTGATGGCCTCGATCTGCTGGTAGCGCTTCTCTTCGCCGCCGGTCATCAACTGCAGGTAGTCCACGACCAGCAGGTCCAGGCCATGCCGGCGCTTGATGGCGCGCGCCTTCGTCACAACCTGCATGAGCGTCAGCCCCGGCTCGTCATCGATGAACAGCTTGGCGTCCTGGAGGCTCTGCACGGCGTACGTGAGCCTGGGCCACATGTCACCAGCGTCCATGCGCTGCCGGTCAGCAGAAGCCAAGACGGACGCAGACACGCGGCCCACCATGGCAATGCTGCGCTCAGTCACCTCGGCCTCAGGCATTTCCATGCTGAGGAACAGAACCGAGTAGCCACCCTGGGCAGCGTTGCACGCCACCGTCTCGCCCAGCGCCGACTTGCCCATACCCGGGCGCGCCCCGAGGGTCACCAGCGCACCGCGGCGCAGCCCGCCATTGAGCAACGTGTCCAGGTCAGCCAACCCGGTCGGAATCCCAGGGTGCGATGCCTCGCCGTGGTAGCGACAGTCCAGGTCGTCCACGTACCGCGCCAGAGCTTCCTGAATCGGTGCAGGCTCACGGCGCGTGGTGGTGTCGGCCAGCTTGCCGAACTCGCCCTGTACAGCGTCCAGCACCTCGGCCGCGGTCTTGCTGCGGTCCGTAGCCAGCGCGGATGCCTGCATACACACCGACAGCAGCGCCCGACGCAAAGCCGTCTCCCGCACGATCTCCGCGTACCGGCCGATGTTCGCCGTCCCTGGCACCGATGCCGCGAGCCCGTGGACGTAGGCCAGCGGAATGTCGTGCCCTGCAGCAGCCAGGGCATCGGAGACGGTCAGCACGTCAGCCGGCCGGTTCGCCATCAGCAGCCGCTGGATCTGCTCGTAGACCACCCGGTTGTCCCGGCCGTAGAAGGCCTCGGCGCGCAGGTCGCCAAGACGGTCAATAGCCCCGTTGTCTACCAGCAGGCCACCCAGGACAGCCTGCTCGGCGTCGTTGCTGTGAGGCGGGACGGTATGCAGGTCGGTCATGCAACGCTCCGGTGGTACTTGCCTTCGATGACCTTGGCAAAGTTTTCAGGTTTCACAAGCCAATCCAACCCCATGACAAACGGGTCACGACCGGGCGCTGTATTCGCCTGGCCGGTCAGGAAGTCGGATTGCGCGCAGTAGTCGAACAACTTCCCCCACCACTCCAGCGACTGGCGTTTCGGGTCTTCACGCCAGCGCGCTTGCAGGTGCTTGGTCCGGGTTTCGTTCCATACCCGGACGCGAGTCGCGGTAGGCAACTTCTCGTGGTACAGGGCGATGATTTCCTGGTGCGGGCAGACGGGAGGGACCAGCTTGGGGTGCCCGGACGGGGGCTGGGAATCCTCGATTCCCGGCAACCCTGCGTTAGCAGGGTTATGTTTTTCTTCTTCTCTACTCTCCTCTCCTCTAGGGTCACTTTGGCGTTCCGTGGCGTCACTTGGCGTCACATGGCCGCTCTCGGCTTTGTCTGCATCACACGCCGACGCCTTACGCTGGCGATACTCGCGTGTCCGCTGGGCGCTGTTGTCATCCCGCTCGCGCTTGGGCTGTCGCTTATCCCACGACGCTAGCCGACCGGTGTCTTGATCTACCAGACCACGTTGCTCCATCGCCAGATAGATAGCAGCCGTGCGTCCGTCTTCCAGACCGAGGGCACAGTCCAGCGACTCCCAGTCGATATCGCCAGGGTTGCCACGGTCCGCGGCCGAGCTAGCGGCTTCGAGCAGGCAGGCCCATACCGCGATGACTTCGCCCACCGAGGCGCCCGACTTGCGCGCGACCAGTTGGAACTTCGGATCCGTAACGGTGCCGTGGTGCCAGCGGAACCAGTCGATGCCGTTCGCCATCATTCCTCTCCCTTCACCAACCGGCGCAGCGGTTCAACAGCCCGCTGGTAGTGCAATTCGATTTCCGGCCCCCACTGCCCCAACTGCATGAGCGCAGCACGGGTGCCATCGGCGTATTCCCACTCGGCCACCCGGCGCTCCTGGCGGGACATGCCGCCTTGGTCGTGGTGTCGATGGCAGTCGGGGCACAGGGGGAAGGTCAGGCTGTCGCACGCCTTCATGGCGGCTGCCTTGCTGAAATTGGCGTGGGCGCACTGGCTGGGACCGGACTTCCCGCAGCAGGCGCACGGCAGCGCGGCCACATTGCGGCGGTGTTGCTCACTACGCAACAGCTTTGGAATCTTGTGGCCCGGCGGCCGATAGAAGCCCATGACGATCTCGACCTTATGGCCCAGGCCCTGCGAGCGCTCCGCCTTTGAGCGGCGCATGGGCTTGGATCGCTGAAGGGTGGAGTTCCACATCACTCGCCTCGCATCCCAAAGTAGATCATCAGGGCGATATAGGCGGCAGTAAGCACCAACGCCACCTCATCAGTCATACGAGGGGAAACGAGCATGGTCGCTGCTAATGCGAATACGGTGCTGTTCTTCATGCCCTCCCCTCACCCGCATAAGCAACGCCCTTGGTTCGAGCCTCCTTCCACGCCAGAAAGGGCTTGCGGATGTTCTCGTGGAACAGGACGGCCGCCTCAGGGTTGTTATCTAGATCAGCTCGGCTTTCCACACCGCAAGCCAGACAGATAAATGCCCTAGCATTGGATTCATTGCTGAGGTTTTGCCATGCCAGGAACTCCGCGTTCTGGCACAGCAGCGCTGCTAACCGAGCCAATTCGCCACCCTTCGGCCTCGATGCCGGAATACCGGCATCGGGCTTTTGCTGCTCGAAGTCGGCGACCAAGGGCGCCAGCGCCACGGGCATGTCGATGTTGGGGAACAGAGACAGGAATGCCCCGCGGCACGACGGGTCGATATCGACCTGCACGCGAATCGTGCCGTCCGCCATTTCCTTCATCGCCCGCCGGGTGCCGGAGATCGCGTGCATTACTGACCCTCCAGACAGAAGGCCGCATGAACCTCCATCGGGACGTGGTAC